CATCCGCTCCGTCGGAGAAGACGCCCCATCCGCAGTAGTGCTGAACACTAATCTGCCGGGGCTATCAGTCGTATCACCGGAAGTATTAAATTCTCCATCCGCAAACGCAGCGATACGAGCGGCTACCTCAAAATCTGTTCCATCTGCACCGCAAAAATCAATCTTTCCAAGTAAATCGTCAGCGGCAACCTTTGTCATGCTGCCATCGGTGGTTCCCCTTGAACGTTGCAAATTCAGTCGAGGAGCTGCCTCAGTGGGAAAACTTGTGCCGCAGTATCCAGTAATGCTTAAACCGCCTTGGCCAGCATTGCCTGTATAAACAATCGCCTGTTTATCATCGTCTTTTATATTTAGCGTGTTCGTAGACGTGCCCACTAACAGCCTGCCCGAGCTGTCGATTCGGGCGCGTTCAGATCCGTCAACAAGAAAACGAATTAGGCTGCTGCTGGCGCTATTATCAGGATCTGCATCAAGGATGACCGATCCATTGCCATCCGACTTGATTTCGCAGTAATCGCCAAAGGATTGAACTCTGAGTTTGGGCTGAACACTACCAACAACGGTAACATTTCCACTGCTGTCTACCAACAAACGCTGAGTGCCATTAGTGGCGAGGGCTAGTTGATCTGCTCCAGGAGAATAAATACCAGTATTAGCGTCACCGTCAAAACTAAGATCAGGCGCACTGGCACTTGCTGCATTATCAAGCAACAACGCACCAGTCATCGTATCGCCACTGACATCGACAAACGTGCCAGACTCACTGCGCCATGCAGTACCGTCCCAAATCTTCAGTACATACGTCCCACCGGTATTATCGAGCCACTGTTCCCCAACCGCATGACCTGTAGAACCGCCAGTAGCAGGGCTTGAGTTTGGAGCGGAAGATCCAATAAAAACAGGTCCGACCTTACGGATACTGCCATCAGCATCCTTGAAAAACAGACCTGGATTCGTAGCATTCGTGTTGACGGCCAACTGGCCATCAGACATCGCTGCTGCAGTAGGGCGCTTGTTAGCAGTGCTGGAGCGAAGCTGTTGAAGTGCCATTCCTTAACGCCCCAGAAAAGGGCCGGAGTTAACTTCGCTGAGTTTAGTCCCTAGTAACTGCCGTCGTCCAACTGACTCGTCAAAGCCACCGTTCCAGATAAATCAGGCAGCTGCACAGACCGGTCCGCTGTTGGGTTAACAATCGTAAAGGCAGTTTCAAACTCGTCGTCCACGCTGCCTTCAAAAACCAGCGAGACATTAGTGGCAAGCTGCAAATTACCGGTCATCAAGCCGCCATCCAAGCGCAGCTTCTCAGTATCCAACTCCTGAATTGCGGCCTGCACATCGGTGCTGTTCAGACCACCAAACGGTGTAAAGGCAATGTTGGCAGCAATCTGACCCGCAATGGCGTTACTAACGTCAGACAAGCTATAAGTTCCACCAGACCCCATCGAGATGAGCATGTCTGGTGGTGCCAGCTGCACAGCAGGTGCTGCGCCAGATCCCGTACCACTCTCACTAACAACCACGTAATAATTGAGGTTGCTTGCAGCAGGTGCGGGTAGTGCCGCTCCAACGCTAAAACCAGCTGCGCTGCCTTGCGTCGTAATCGTCGCAACCTGGTTCGTATTGGCGTTATACGTTCCAGCGAGAATCAGGTTGCCGCTGATGACGGTGATGGGGCGGAACGAGTTGCCCGTATGGATATAGAGGTCTTCGTTCTTTTCGTCAAAAAAGAACTGACCTTTGAAGTCCGCAGTCGGAAAAACGACGATATTGTCTGTTGCGCCCGCACCGCCAAACTTGGCGACGGATGAATCTGCCAATTTTTCAGCAGTTACAGCACCTGTTGCGAGACGTGCGGACGTAAAAGTTCCAGACGTAATCTTGCTGGCATCAATCGCTGGGATGTCTGCAGCCTCTAGATCCGCACCAACCGTTACGTGGCCTTGAGCGTCAATCGTGACCTTCTCAAAGGTTCCAGCTGTAACAACATTGGTGTGATTTAAGTTGCCGGATCCGTCAACGCTCAGTCCCGTACCGGGAATGACCGCACCAGCAGCAGATGATGTAGCGACTGGTAAGTCAGCACTGGTTAGCGCACGACCGCCAGTTATCAGACCTTTGGCGTCATACGTGACAACAAAGTGGGCCGTGCTCGCTGTTACGTCATTATCAACCTCAATGGTGTTGGTATCCATGCGGAGCCCTTCACCGTTAACGATGACCCCACCCTTGGCACTTGCCGTTGCAACAGGTAAGTCAGAACCAGCAATGACGCGAGCACTGATCGACCCACCAGCTCCGGTAGGACCAGCTAAAAACTTGTTTGCTGCATCTGTATCGTCAATAGTCGCTGTAATCGTTGCCGTTCCAGTGGCAACAGTTGTGGTGATGTTGATTAGACCGGCAGTCGTATCCGTAAACGCATTGACGGATGCAGGAGCCTTAATGCTTAGCCAAGCACTGCCGCTCCAAATGTAAAGGGAGTTATCGTCAGTATCTAAAGCGAGTTGGCCGGTAAAGTCTCCTGATGAAGGTAACGTTGCAGCTAACGTTGCGATTGAAGAATTTGCAAGCTTTGCGGCTGTAACTGCATCATTTCCAAGCTTTGCTGCTGTTACTGCTGCATCCGCAATATCTGCTGTTGCAATACCGCCAGCTTCAAATAATATCTTTGCTCCAGGTATCGCGTCATTAGCGATAAGTGAAATGCCGTTAGTAATTAAATTGGTTACTGTAAGTTTTTTGGTTTCACTCGCGCTGTCGTCAACGACCGCAACGAGATCTGCTGTGGCTAGGTTGGCCCCGGCTAGCTCGTTTAGCTGACTGATTTTAAGATCTGCCATGGTTTAGCCAGCCTGTGAGGTCAAGGGATCTCTTGCAGCAGTTTAGCTGCAGCATCCTGCTCCAAGAGAATGTCGTCGGATGTCTCCTGCTCAATCTTACCGCCAGGGTCAATTTGCATCCGTATCTGGATCGTTGATGTCGTAATGAAATCAGCCGTGATCCGCACCACAGAATCAGGCGAGAACTGCAAAGCGCAGGAGGTCAAGACCCCAGTGCATTCGTAGTACACCTGGTCATCGTTTCGAGCGGCGTCAGGACCAGGGTTGTAGCCGGGAACTTTGAGGTAGAACCTACCCTTGAACTGACTGCCGACTTTGGTACGCAGGGCTAGTTCCAGCAAGTAGTGCGGAAGTTCGCTCGTCGTGCTGCCTGTGTACTCCCATAAACCGGAGATCCGACCCGATCCAGACATCAGCGTGTTGATTCTGGTGCGGAACTCGTCTGACAACGAGGTTGTGTCTACTGTTTCACGCTCGGTGTTCAGCTCGAATGAGGTCACCTGAGCTAGCAGCCGTGGCACAGCGTTCTGCACTTCTACCGTTATTTCGATACTTGAACTGATCGCCGCCAGCGCAATAGCGTTTGCCGTTCCACCATTGACAGCGTGGGCAAAGCTTTCATATAGCCGTATGCCGTCCAGCTCATCAACGTAGATAAATCTTGTAATTGCGTCCTTGGTGTAGCCGTTGATAAAACTAAGCGCCGTACCATCGGTACTCTTGATTTCAATCTGGTCGCCTGTGATCAGCTGACCATGCTCAAAGTCAAAACTAAAACGCTTGGCACTTGCGTTAACGTCGCCTGCGTCGATGGTTGAAGACAGCTTTGAAAAACCGTCAAACTGCCGTTGCAGCTCAATTTCGCCGTGTGTTCCGAGATATACGCTCATTAGATGTCCACACCTGCAATCGGTGGAGCGCCGTTTGCTTGGAATTGAATATCAGCAGCTAAAATTTCTCCAGTTGACATTGCTAAAGAGATATTTGTAATTAAAGCACGTAATTTTATGAACCTACCTTGCGTGCTTCCATCCTTCACTATAAGCTTTAGGTCAACAAATTTTTCGCCTGAAGTATCGCCTTGGGCTAAAGTTCCGCCAAAGGGATTGTCACCGCCTTCGCGTGTTTTAATTACTTTATTCAGGAACGTGCTAGCACTGTCATTCTTTGATTTAGTGCCTAATTCTTCTTGGTAGTACAAAACCCGACAGCTTCCTGTAGTGCTGCGACCAATAGCTTCGATGGTATCGTCTGTATCGCCTAATTTTTTGGTGCTGACGGTCTGGACGCTGACGTTTAACGTCCAGTTCTGCACCGCTGCAATGGTTTCGCCATCTAGCTGCAGCTTTCCGTTAGTGCCGGTGAAGAAAGCCATCAGCTATCGTCGCTGCTTTGCGAAACCATGATCAGATCAACTGTAACAGTGCTCCTGCCTTTGGCCACTTGAGTCATTACAGGCGGTTTGGCGTAACGATACGCCAGAGGGCCTCCAGGAGCCATCTTCTTTCTGCCCCCTTCCCAGCCGTCGTATGTGCTTAGTGGCACCTCAAAGGTGTTTAGCGTTCCACCAGCATCGGCGTAGTGATCGATAAATTTCACGACTTCCGTGTCCACGACGTTGGCGTAAGTCAGTTGTAGCTTGCGGTTGATCCGCCTGTTGCCGTACTTAATTCGCACCTCAGCGCCGTTTTGAGCGTTGTACGTCTTGATCGGAAAGTCCCCGGGGTCAAACGACCGACTGGTAGGAACAAGACCGGGAAATGCTGGAACAGTCATTTACGTTGCAGGTGGCTTTGGATCGATGACGAATTTTTTATCGTTATTCAACAATATAGCCAACTCGCTTTCATCCCGCTTGTTACATCGGAACTCTGACGCAGAAATCTGAACAGTCATATCTTCGTTAAACGTTAATTGTTCAACAATGTAAACATCTGCAGAGTTAGTCCTCTTTTGAATAGTAAATAGTGAGTCATGAAATTCTGAGTCCTCAACTTTTCCATCAGCTATCACCATAATGCCTTCCTCTACATCACCTTCGTCTCCTTTATAGTAATTAACTTGATATGTGCCGTCCGTAATAGGCGTAACGCTCAC